GAAAATACCAGCGTCATAAGGAGAAGTACCCTTATAACCGATTGTCACCAATTCTTGGTTAGATGTGTAACCACCGAAGTATGGGTCGATGTAGACCTTGATACGACCGTGCAACATACCAGCAAAAGTATTGCCTGTATCGTCAACTTGTAGGTCAGCAGACAAAGCAGGTGTGTATTGCAACACGCCAGCCATCGCCATTGCGGAAGCTACGTCAGAAGAAACGATAAGGACGTTACCCTTACCACGACGGGTTTTCTTAGCGATAACGTTTGCATCACGTTCGATTTGGAAAATCAAACCTTTGAAACGTTCAACAGACCAACGACCGTTAGAGTCTGTGTCCAAGTCGAAGTAACCAGCAGTTGTTGTACCATATTGAGCACCTGCAACAGCAGTTGTGTAGATAGTACGGATAACTTCACGGTTGATTTCAGCCAAGATTTCTGTTGACAGAATGTTTGACAATTCTGTTTCAGCATCCAAACCATGGATTGCCTTCAAGTCTTGTGCCAATTCAAGTGAGTATTCTGCCTTCAAAGCACGGCTTTGAGCAGTTACTGTAACCTTCTCGATAGAGAAAGCCATTTGTTGGAACGCAGGACCAGAATCAGTACCAAGTGCTTCAGCAGTTGCTGTTGTACGTGCAGTACCAGTTGTGTATGCGTTAGCAGACAAATCGCTGATTGGGTTAGTACCAACGTCAGTTGCAGCAGTACCTTGGAAACCGTATGGGTTGTTAACAGAAGTAACACCAGAGAATGCTGTGTTTGCTTCGTTGAAGAATGCTTCTGTACCAGATTGGTTTGTATAACGAGCACGCATTGCGAAGATAAGACCAGTAGGTCCTGTCATTGGCTGAACGCCTGCAACGTCATAAGCAATCAAGTTAGGCAATGCACGGCGAACCAAACTAATCAAGATTGGGTCGAAGTTCTGAATGCCAGAACCAGTTGCGTTAACTGGTGTAGTGATGCTAACTTCGTTCAATTGCTGACGGTCAGATTGCATCGCTTGTTGTTGGTTTTCCAAAACAAGGGCAGTTACAGCCTTCTTGTATGGGTCTTTAATGGATTCCAATTCTGGATGTTCCAGAACTGGTTGCCATTTCTTTTGTAGTTCTTCTGTAAGATACATTTAGTGTTCTCCTTGTGAGTATCTATGAAACGGTAATTTATTTATTACTTTAAAGTTTTCGAAATTGTTTGAGCGTAAACACTCATCATTGAATCAGTAGAAGTAGCTTGCTTCTTATCTTCTTCAATTTCAATTTCTTCATTCAACGAAGAGCTTTCAGCGGACTTAACTGTTGTCTTGAAGTATGATTCCTTCAATGTTTCTAGTTTCCCTGTAAATTCTTCCTCAGTTGTAAACTCCACACTCTCTGCGAGTTGTTTCAATTTTTCCACCTGAGTTTGGGTTAGGCCCTCACAAACTGTTTGTATAGCCTCGAATTTTTTGTGTTCGTTCAATTCTTTTTTCATTTGAACAGATGCTTTGATTTGTTCATTCAATGAATCTTGAAGTTCTTCAACACGTGTTGTCAATTCTTCCACAACATCCACTTTTTCTTCTGGAATGTCAATGTAGTGTTCTGTGAATAGGTCTTTCAAACCAGCAATGAAGTCTTCTACGATTTCAGCACGTAGACCTTTTTCGATTGCAATCTTGTTTTCTTTAACCCATTCTTCTGCCATGTAGTTCAAGTAGTCGTCAACTTTGGTTGCCAAATCTTCTTTAACTTCTTCAATTGCAGATTGGAATTGTTCTTGCATTTCTGCTTCTGCTTCAGCAATAACTTCTTCTGCACGAGCAATAACTGCTGCTTCAAAAATTGTAGTTGCCTTTTGAACGAATTCTTCCGAAAGAGATTCGCCATCCAATAGGGCGTCAATATCTTCTTTCATACGTTCTTTTTGTTTTTCTTTACGTAGTTCAGCCTTAATCATTTTCTTATCTTCAGCTGCATCTTCGTGGCCTTCGCCTTCTTCAATAACGTTACCGTCAGCGTCAAGTTCTTCATTCTTTTGGCCACCGTAAGATTGAATGCCTACGCCGTTCTTATTTTTTGCCATCATTTGCTTAGCTGGTTTGCCTTCTGGTTGCTCAACAGAACCTGATTGTGCTGGTTGACCAGATAGTTTGTGCATTGGTTCTGAACCAACAGGAGGTGTTGCACCAGGAGCCTTAGCTTGTGGTGTACCCTTTGTTGCATCAGGTGCACCATCGGTTGTTTTAGTAACTTCTGTACCAATATCGCCAACTTCTTTGTTGCCGTATGCTACGTCAGTGCCTAATCTTTGAGGTTTGTCTTGACCACCTTTCTTGCCAGCAACAGTTGCTTGCAAGATTTCCTTAGCGGCTTCAGACAGATTAAATTTTGCCATTTGTAAATCTCCTTGATTTTATATTGGATATTTATAATTAAAGTTTTTTGATGAAGTTTTCGAATATGCGAAGACTTACTCTTTCAATGTCTTTACGAGAAGCTTGTTGAATTTGAGTCTTAGCTTGCTCGTATTGCATTTCGGTCCAAACACCATCTACTAACATCCATTCTTTGCCTTCCATGATACCTTGTACAAAAGCACCAGGTGCAGAAGGGTCTGCTACAATATCCGCCGCTGTGGCCAGATAGAAATCATCTTGAACAACGTTAATACCGTTTTCCACTTTTAATGAACCCATACCACGAGATGACACACCTAGTTGTGCGCCACCGTCAATAAGGTTTCTGGCGATATTACCCATTGGGGTTTCAAGAATTTTAGCTTTGCCTATCCAAGAATTACCCTCTTGGCGCAAACCCACAATCAAGTGAGACACACGGTCAAGGTTAATAGATGGGGTGTCTGGATGTCCCAGTTCACCAAAGGCACGATTTTTTGTTACATATTCTTCCATATAACGGTTAACTTCTCTACGCATTGATTCTTCTTTGTACATGCGTTTATTGCGGTTAACTGCTTCTGCAACAAGAAAAGGACCCTCAATGTAAAGGGTTTTCTTGCCGTTCTTTTCTTCGGTTATATAATTAACCGATTCTGTTAATTCTTTAATGAGTTTCATGTGTTACCTATTATGGATGTAAAGAATAATCACCAAGGTTGAAAGCACCTGGTTCATTGAATTGACCACGTTGATAATGTGCATTGTCTTTGCGTAGTTCAACAACCATTGTGTAACTATCATTTGCGGCCATACCTCGTGTGATTATACCGATATCACCGTTGCAACCAGCAGTACCTGCTGCGTTGTTTGGAATTGTTGTCCAGTTACCCATGCCATCATACTCACCGTTACCATTCATAGCAATCAATGTTTTTGGTGTTGTTGCGTTCCAAAATAATTGTACATCGCCACCAGCAGCACAGTCGTACCACAAACGATTCAACATTAAACCGTAGTATGATAGTGCGGTATTTGCGGCACCACCTTGTGAGTTTGCTCTTAGGTAACCGTTTGAAGATAATGCACCATACAATGTATTGGCTGCAATTCTAGAAACGTTACTTTCTTGTCCTGTACCATCGAATGTTGCTGTTAATTTAATAACAACATGTTCTGTGGTATCTTTAATTACCTGATATGTATATGCGTTTGCCATTTTTACGTCCTATTATTTAAACTGTTTGTGTGCAAAGTCCACAACTTTATTGAAATGATCCTTACTTTTTTGTGCCATTTCTTCAATCATGGTTTTGTTTTCACGATTCAAAGAATTATAGACTTTCAATATAGCTTCAGCTGTATACACATCAACCTTCTTTGTAGAACCATCATCAAATGATACAGACTTTGCCACATCAGATTCCACAATATGATTCAAGTGATGAAACACTGTTTCTTTTACCGATGAACCTGGTTGAAGTGTCAAGTTCTTATTTGAATTTTTACCACCATAAGGCACCGTAACATATTTATCTAACTTGTCAATATAATACAATGCCACCTTTTGACCATCAGGAAATTGACGAAAAGATTTTCTACGCATCATTAGTATTGCAGGCATACCTTTGCCGTCTTTATCTTCTTGTAAAGACTCCATTGATATGCCGTACATAGCATCTAATGCTTCCAATGTATACTCATCAACCTTTTCTGTCGGTTGAGATTCTGCAACTGGAGCGGAGATATAATCTTTAAGCGTTTTCAACTTCCGCATCCTCTGCGTCTACTTCTTGTTCGACAGGATTAATTAAATTTTTTGCCACTTCAATTTTTTGTGCATTGATATGTGCCATCACTTTATCTTGAATGGCAGAGTACAATGTATCACGCATATTCTTTGCGTCATCTTGAATTGCGTAGTCGATAATTGCTTGTGCTTTTTCCATAATTTTCTCCAAATAAAATATATTTATAGTATACGTTTCAATTTACTAAATGTTCCAACATCTTCGTTCTTTTTAGACTTAGATGCTTTTGCTTGTGCGTCAGCCATATCTTGTTGTGCTTGTACGTCATCCGGATGAGTTGCTTGTTGTGGTATGTCGCTCATCATCTGTGCTTGTGCAACGTCATTGGTTACACCAACTGGCAATCCAAGACCCATAGATTGTTCTTCATCCATCTCGTCTTGCATTTCTCTAATCTGGTCATCTGTCAAACGCAATACATTACGTTGAATCCATGCTTGTGAGAAGTAACGACCTGTGTATGGATCAACAGCAGACAATAAAGACAATCGTTGTGTCATTAATTCTGCTTCTTTTAATTCGGAGAAATTATTATCTTTAATGAAGTCGTAGTGAATAGATTCTTTAAATGAATCGAATTCTTCTGCTGTACAGATACCTTTTAGTACACATTGTACACGTAATGCTTGATTGAATACTTCTGAAAATTTGTTACGCAATCTATCAACAAACTTTGAAAATTTTAATTCATCACGGGTAATTTCTGATGTACGACCTAATGTGAAACCTTGATTTGGTTCCAAACGAGAGATAGGTACACTCAATGCACCATACAATTT